CTGATCGACATACACCAGAAAAAGAAAACGCTTGTCGATAAACAAGAACCACAACAAACGATACATAACAACCTTGTCATTTCCACCAATGACCTACTCAAGATGATCAAAGGTCAAAATGAAGATATTTGATAAATAAAGTGTAGTTCGCGGACGGCCATCCCAACTACTCTAACACTTTCAGGGAGCATCAGCATATGAATCCAAATAAAAGGCTATATGTCTGATGTCCGAGTATTACCTAAACAACCAAAACTTGAAAGCAACTAATGTAAAGATTCCGTGGTCAGAAGACATGATCAAGGAATATATGAAGTGTGCTGAAGACCAGATTTATTTCATCAAGACATACTGTAAGATTGTACATGTTGATAACGGTTTGATCAACTTTGAGTTGTGGCCATTCCAAGAAGAAATGGTAAACTCGTTTGAAAATAATAGATACACTATATGTAAGCTTCTTAGACAGTGTGGTAAAACCACCACAACCTGTGCGTATCTTCTACACAAAATATTATTCAATAGTAACTATCTTGTGGCTGTACTGGCCAACAAAGAATCCCAGGCCAGAGAAATACTCAGTCGCGTAAAACTTATGTTTGAATATTTACCGAAGTTTTTACAGCAAGGTATTATTGAGTGGAACAAAGGATCGATAGAACTTGAAAATGGATCTAAAGTTTTAGCGTCTGCGACGGGCGGTTCTGCTGTTCGAGGTAAAACATTTTCTCTTCTCGTGCTTGACGAGTTCGCATTTGTGCCTAATAATCAACAAGAAGAGTTTTTTGCTTCCGTTTATCCTACAATCACATCAGGTAAAACCACAAAAGTAATCATCACTTCGACACCAAACGGCATGAATCTTTTTTATAAGATATGGAACGACTCCGAAGAAGGCAAAAACCACTATCATCGATGCACTGTTCATTGGTCTGATGTTCCAGGCAGAGATGAAAAGTTCAAAGAAGAGTATATAGCCAACACAAGCGAACGCCAGTGGCGCATCGAGTTTGAAACGGAGTTCCTCGGTTCATCCAACACTTTGATTGATGTAAAGAAGCTACAACAAATGGTGTGGAAAGAACCTCTGCACAGATTTGAAACTCTGGACATCTACGAGCAACCTATAGAAAATCACAAATATTTCATTACGGTTGATGTCTCTCGTGGCTCATCTATTGACTATTCTGCTTTCCTTGTGTTTGATGTTACTTCTGTTCCATACAAGGTTGTGGCCAAATACAGAAACAATGAGATTTCTCCTTTGTTGTATCCTAACATTATTTGGAGAGCAGGTAAACATTATAATGATGCTCTGATTCTCATAGAAGTAAATGATAATGGTCAACAGATTGCAGACATTTTATTTTATGATCTGGAATATGAAGGTGTCGTCATGACTCAAGCAAAGGGTCGTGCCGGCATCAAAATGGGTGGAGGTTACAAGGTAAAACCCATCCGTGGTATCAGACAAACAAAACAGACCAAACGTATTGGATGTGCCAACTTCAAGAGCTTGGTTGAAGGTGATAAGTTGATATTCTATGACTATGATTTGATCTATGAGTTGTTTAGATTCATAGAAAATAAAGCATCATATGAAGCTGAAGAAGGCGAACATGATGACTTGGTTATGTGTGGCGTCATGTTTGGTTGGGCAGTTGCACAGAAGTATTTCATAAATCAGAGTGATACTAACGTAAGACTTGATCTTTGGCAAGAAAATAAAGATATCATTGAACAGGCTGTGGCTCCTTTTGGAATACTCACAGACGGATGGAATAATACTACCGAGGATATGGTTTCTCTCGATGAGTTTTATAACATGGACTTGCACAAACCTGGATTTGACCAGGAAGATTTTGAAGAGGCTCTCGTTGGATTTACCAGCAACCATTTCTGAAAATATCGCATTTTATAAATAGAACAACAAGAATGATCTTCTTAGTCTAAGGGAGTAATAATATGGCAATCCAAGTAAGTCCAGGAGTAAATGTCAGTGAGTTTGATACAACCACTGTTGTTCCTGCTGTTTCAACATCTGTTGGTGCTACTGTAGGTGTTTTTCAGTGGGGTCCAGCATATGAGAGAACTCTGATCAACTCAGAAACTCAGCTAGTTCAAGTGTTTGGCAAACCAAACGATAACGCATATTCTTCATTTTTCACATCAGCAAACTTTCTTGCATATTCTGATGCTCTTTATGTTGTTCGCGCACTTGATGCAACCGCATTGAATGCTGTGGCAAACACAGGCACAGTTGTTGCTCCTCAGATTGCAAACTCATCTGTATTCCTAAACTCAACCATCGACGCAAATGTTGCGTATCTTGCAAGATATGCTGGTAGCATCGGAAACTCACTAAAGGTTTCTGTCTGCGACAGTCCTGCTGCATATACATCGAATCTTACAGCCAATGTTGCTTCTCTGACTTTGACTGTTGGTTCAAATGTTGCCACAGTAAATGCTTCTGGATCATCCACCGGCAGCGGCAACTCAGCCGCAAACAGCGTTCTCGGTGCAATCACTGTTGGTGACTATATCAAGGCAGGCAACACTTCAATGGGCTATCAGTTACTGAAGGTTACTGGCACAACAGGTCCTGTTGGCAACGAAACTTCAAATGGCGGTAGTTATTATGCAAATGGCGTAACGATTTCATTTGCTTCAAACTACAATCTCTCAACAAACATCACACAGACTTGCAATACAACCGCTCGTTATTGGGAGTTCCACAATGCTGTTGCTAAGGCTCCAGGCACATCAGCCTTCATGAGCAATCTTGGTTATACAACTCAAGATGAGATTCATATTGTTGTGTCTGATGTCAATGGCAAGTTTAGCAATGCTCCTGGAACAATCCTTGAGGTGTGGTCCGGACTGTCTCGCGCAACAGATGCCAAGTCAACTTCTGGTGCAGCAAACTACTACAGAGCCGTTATCGACGGACTTTCTCATTATATCTATACAGGAACTCCACGCACCGGTGCTTTGACAGGACTTTCTTCTGCTCTTACTAGCGCCACAACAACAGCGCCATATACAGCAACCATGAGTCTGGGAACAAGCGGATTGGCCGAAGGTTCCATCAGCCTTGGTCCAGTTGCTATGGGTTGGGACCTGTTCAAGAGCAAAGAAGAAATTGATGTGTCTCTTCTGCTTCAAGGCAAGGCAATCGGCACAGGTGGTCTAGCAAACTATATCATCGGAAATATCGCCGAAGTTCGTAAGGATTGTGTGGTATTTGTTGATCCAGACAGTGCTATTCTGACTGCTTCCGATCCTGTTCAGTATGCTGTTGATTTCCGTAACTCTTCAGGAACTGTTCCTAACGGAATCACATACAATAGCTCATATGCTTTCTATACTGGTAGCTACAAGTATCAGTATGACAAGTATAATGACGCCTATCGCTGGGTTCCATTCAATGGCGACATGGCAGGACTTTGTGCCTCAACCGACCAACAGCGTGATGCTTGGTATTCACCTGCTGGATTCAATCGCGGTCAGATCAAGAATGTGACCAAGCTTCTGTATAATCCAAATCATGCACAGCGCGATTTGCTTTATAAGAATGATGTTAATCCTATAGTGATCTTCCAAGGTCAAGGCACCGTTCTTTATGGTGACAAGACAATGCTCGGTAAGCCATCGGCATTTGATCGTATCAATGTTCGTCGTCTGTTCATTGTTCTTGAGAAGGCAATCTCAAAGGCTTCACAATCAAGCCTATTTGAGTTCAACGATGCCTTTACTCGCGCTCAGTTCAGAAATCTTGTTGAGCCATATCTCAAGCAGGTTCAAGGTCGTCGTGGCATCTATGACTATCGCGTTGTTTGTGACGAAACAAACAACACAGGCCAGGTTATTGACTCAAATCAGTTTGTAGGCGATATCTACATCAAGCCAGCAAGAAGCATCAACTTCATCCAGTTGAACTTCGTTGCTGTTCGCACGGGTGTTGATTTCAATACTATTGTTGGTCAGTTCGGCGGATAATAAAACTAAAGGAGCAATACAATGGCTTTCAATATCAACGAAATAACCGCGAACTTTCAGTTTCAAGGTGCCCGTGCTACACTATTCAGCGTCAACATCTTCAATCCTGTAGACTCTGTTGCCGATAGTAGAATACAGTTTCTGGCTTCTGCTACCAATATTCCTGAATCTCAGTTGGGTAATATTCCAGTTCCATATTTTGGTCGTATAGTCAACTTTGCTGGCGACCGTATCTATGATGCTTGGACCGTCACCATCATGAATGACGAGGATTTTGCTGTGCGTAATGCTCTTGAAGGTTGGTCAAATGCAATCAACAACAGAGTCCAGAACATCAGAACAACCAGCAATTACAAATCAACTGCCGAAGTTGCTCAACTAGGCAAAGATGGATCAGTTCTGCGTGTTTATCGTTTCAATGGCATTTATCCTGCTTACATCGATCCTATCCGTCTTGATTGGAGCGACACAAACACATTTGAAAAGTTCAATGTGCGCTTCGTGTATGACTACTGGGATATTGAGGCTGGAACAACCGGAAATGCCGGCGGCGTATAATATTACACTATAAATACTATATGATGAGATATGTGGGAGAAGTGTCATAGAACTTTTTGGATTTGAAATAACAAAAAGAAAAGATCAACTTGATCTAACTTCTTTTGCTCCTAAGGAGACAGATGATGGTGCCATGGTTGTCACTGCTGGTGGCACCTTTGGCACCTATCTCGACATGGAAGGTTCGGCTAAAACCGAAGCGGAACTTGTTGTCAAATACCGAGAAATGGCACTTCAGCCAGAGTGCGAAAAAGCAGTTGATGAAGTTACCAATGAATCAATCGTAAAAGGGGGTAATGACAAAATCGTTACCCTCAATCTCGACGACATAAAAACTCTAAACGATAAAGTCAAAAAGGTTGTCAATGATGAGTTTTACAACATTTGTCAGATGCTCAACTTCAACAACTATGGTTATGAAATCTTTCGTAGATGGTATGTAGACGGAAGACTTTATTACCACATCATGATTGATGAAAACAATCCTGAGAATGGTATCCAAGAACTTCGTTATATTGATCCTCGCAAGATTCGTAAGGTAAGACTACTTACTCGTCAACGCAAGGGTAAGGTTTATATCAACAGAAATGCGGCTGAGTTTTTTGTCTATAATGAAAGAGGATTCAAGTCAACTGGATCCACAGGCATGGACAATCAGGGACTTAGAATCTCAACAGACGCCATTCTGCACTGCACATCTGGTCTGATGGACAAAGATGGCAAGCTTGTTCTATCATATCTGCACAAAGCAATCAAGCCACTAAATCAGCTTCGTATTCTGGAAGACGCCACGGTTATTTACCGTATTTCTCGCGCACCAGAGCGTCGTGTATTCTACATCGATGTTGGTCAGATGCCTAAGATGAAGGCAGAACAACATATGCGCGAAATGATGGTCAAGCATAAGAATCGTCTTATCTATGACGCCTCAACAGGTCAGGTAAGAGATGATCGTAAGTTTGCCACCATGTTGGAAGACTACTGGTTGCCTCGTCGCGAAGGTCAGAACGGAACAGAAATCACAACTCTACCGTCAGGACAGAATCTTGGCAAGTTGGAAGATGTGGAATATTTTGAAAAGAAGCTTTATAGTTCTTTGAATGTTCCTCTATCAAGAATCAACCCAGACCAATCTGCTTTCAATCTAGGTAGATCATCAGAAATCACCAGAGATGAGTTATCATTCCAGAAGTTTATTGATCGCCTAAGACTTCGTTTCTCTGCTCTTCTTCTTGGAGCATTGGAGAAGCAACTCGTTCTCAAGAAGATTTTTGCTCAATCTGACTGGGACGAAATCAAGGATCTGATCCACTTTGACTATGCCCGCGATAACTACTTTGCAGAGTTGAAAGACAACGAGATTCTGATGGGTCGTTTGACCACACTCCAGCAGATTCAGCCGTTCCTTGGTATGTTCTATTCTCAAGAATGGGTCAAGAAGAATGTTCTGTTCCAGACAGACAATGACATCGAAGAGATTCAATCTCAAATCGACGCTGAAGCACAGATGATGGCAGCCAAAGGTCTAAATCCTGATGGATCGCCTATGGAAATGCCATCGCCGGGACAAGATGGCGGACAAGATCAAGGTCAACAAGGTCCAGCACCTGCTGGTGATGATCAAGAGTCTGAAGATAATCCTCAGCAAGAACCACCACCAAAAGAGACAAAAGGTGAGATTGTTCAAGGCAAATCTGGTCCATATACCAGAAAGATGCCGGTTCGTAAAGCATTAGCATCCGACGATCTGCCCAGCAACTTCGTTATGTGATGCCAGGTAAGATCAAAAGTTTTATAAATACAACAAATAGGAGATGAAAAATGGATGAGTATACTGTGAATGACGTTATTGATAGTGCGATTTCAGGAGATGTCGCCGATCTAGAACGGGCATTTGGTGTTGTCATGAAGCAAAAGATCAATCAGGCCATGGAGACCAGAAAGCAAACGCTGGGTCTCGGCCTTGGAGAAACCGAAGAGGACGAGTAATGACAAAAGCAAGAGTCGATAAGGACAACAGCGATTATCTATCTAAGACATCTAGACCAGATAGCGAGTCCCAGACTGCTTATTGGTCAAACAAGTCCGTTGAAGGCGACAAGGATCAAGCTTCTGGAAACAGAGGTAAGGCAGGTGATGCTGACCGTGTGGGTAACAAGATGGATGTCTATAATGGTGGCACCAAGAAAGACACAACTCGCATTGCTGATCGTCCTATGAAGATGGTCGCTGGCGAGACTGGTATCGGTGACACAGGAACTGGTCTCGGTGAATCTGATAATCCATTTGCCAAGGTTCTGGCTAGAAAGTTTGGTCTGCAAGAAGATGAGAATCCTGGTGTGGCTTCATCACCATCAACTTCTGACAATCCTTCTCTTGGTATGGCACCAATCAACAACACAGATTTCCGTCAAGAGAAAACAAACGTCAAGGCTGTCCTGGAGTCAATCGCACTTCAAGCCGCAGATGCATTTGAACTTATGGACGACAACAAAGAGATTCCAACTGCCATCTCAGCACAACTTGAGAACTGTCAGGGTATCATCAACAAGTTCTACAACTTTATGTCCAACTCTCAGTCAAATGATAGTTCAGATACCTCCGATACTCCACCTGTTCAGAAAGACACAGCAGAGCGTAAGCCGGCTGTCAATGAAGAAACCGAAGGCAACCCTTATATTGTTCTTCATGCCAAAAAGGGTCGTCATGAAACTTATGCAAACTCCACCTATGAAGCCGCAAAGAAAGCCGCTGCCCATTGGAAGTTGAAGTCAACCGCAGGCATTGATGTTCATCGCGCCGATGTAAAGCACAGTACAGCATCTATCGGTGAAGAAGACGAAGGATGGTATACACACGCCCAGATGTATGGTCGAAAGAAAAGTGAAAAGCATCCAGAAGGCATTTCTGCAGACGAGTGGAAATCTGGTGTGAGATGGGATCATCGCAACAACAAAAGAATCAATGTTAAAGAAGAAGTAGATCTTGATGAAGACAAGGTTCGTGTGGGCACATTGGCACAGCGCAGTCAAGCATATCGGGATGAAAAGAAACTAATCGGCAATCAGGACAAGATTGACGCAAACCACAACGGCAAACTGGATGCTGATGATTTCCGCAAGCTTCGCGCTAAGAAGACCATGAAGGAAGCCACAGACATCGTATTCCGCAATCTACTAAAGGACAAGTTCGATGCCGATTATTAAGAATCAAATCGGCGGCCATGTCGGTACATTTGACACCGCCAATGTAACATATACCACAGCAAACATTGCTTCTCCAAACAGTTCGGTTGAGACTGTAACTGGTATGGCTCTCGCTCGTATTCTTTGGACGGGTGATTGGGTTGTAAAGCAAGGCAGCAATGTTATTTTCCAAGCACCAGCAGGAACCAGCGGAACATGGGATGTTTCGGCTGAAGGACTACTCCTAATGGGCGCAAACAATGCTGCTAATATTACAGCCAACACCGCCAATACACAATCAAGTATTGCTATGGTGCTGACCAAGTATGCATACAATACTGCTGGAGTCTAAGAAATGAAACTTATTACAGAAACCATTGACGAGATTCGTGTTATAACAGAAGCCAGAGAAGATGGCAAGAAGAATATGTATCTTGAAGGCATCTTCATGATGGCAGAGGCACCAAATCGCAATGGTCGTATCTATCCCCGTGGTGTTCTGGAAAATGCTGTAAACAAGTATACTGACAAGTATATCAAAGAAAATCGTGCATATTCAGAACTTGGTCATCCACAAGGACCATCAATCAACCTAGAAAGAGTTTGTGGTCTACACAAGTCACTCATCTGGGAAGGCAATCATGTGATGGGTCGCATGAAAGTCACCAATACACCTTATGGTAAGATTGTAGAAGGTCTGATTGATGATGGTGCCCGTCTAGGTATGTCATCAAGGGGTATGGGTTCAGTTGCAGAAGGCAAGAATGGTATCATGGAAGTAAAGAACGATTTCGTTCTGGCTACTGCTGCCGACGTTGTTGCTGATCCTTCAGCAACTCAAGCCTTTGTTCGCGGAATCATGGAAAACGTAGATTGGGTTTATGACTCAGCCAATGATTCTTGGAAGGCACAAAAGTTTATTGAACAGGCAAAGCAGGACATGAGAAAGATGACTGTCTCTGCCATCAATGAAGGTAGTATCGCTCTCTTCGAGAAGTATCTCAATACACTAATCTCAAGATAACGAAAAACATAAATAAATAATAAATCAATAGGGAGTCTAAAATGGCAACTAAAAATCGACTAGACGAGACTTTCAAGTCCGTTGATGGTCAAAGCGAACTTCCAGAGCCTAGTATTCAGGGTAGCGCAAAGCGTCCTGCTGACAAGACTACTGGAGAAACCGAGTATTCACAAACAACCAAGTCAGAAGTTCTGGCTAAGCTGATGCAGGACCTTCAGTCACGTTCTGCTGATGAAGTTCTCAATGTTTACAAGGCAGTTTCATCAACCAATGATTCTGTAAATAAGCGTCCAGCCGACAAAGATATCAATGGCGGCGAGACCTATGGTACCACAACTCATGCTCCAACTGCTGTCAAGCCAGTTATTGCTCGTGAGAATGTTGAAGAGATTTTTGCCGGTGAAGACCTGTCAGAGGAACTGATGGATCGCGCCGCTGTAGTATATGAAGCCGCTGTCAATCAGCGCATTGCTATCATCGAGGCTCGCCTTGAGGAGCAGTATGCAGAGACTCTTGAGGAAGCCATCGACCTCGTTCATGACGAAATGGTTGAATCAATCGACAAGTATATGACTTATGTAGCCAATCAGTGGATGGAAGAGAACCTTCTAGCCGTTGATAATGGCCTGAAGGCTGAAATGGCCGAAGAGTTCCTTCTTGGTCTGAAGGATCTTTTTGAAGCGAACTATGTAACAGTTTCTGACGACCGCGGAGATGTTCTCTCTTCGATGGCCGAAGAAATCGAGGATCTGAAAACTCGCCTGAATGAGGAAGTTGAAAAGAACATCTCACTTTCAGAGGAAGTTGAAGAGACCCGAATCGGTGAAATCGTATCTGAGATGGTAGAGGGTATGACTCTTTCACAGAAAGAGAAGTTCGTTTCTCTAGCAGAAAGCATCAGCTATGTTGATGCCGACGATTTCGTTTCCAAGGCGGAGACAATCAAGGAAACATATTTCTCAGAAAAGAAGACCACCACAAATGCTCAACCTCTAACTGAAGATTTTTATGCAGAAGAGAATGAAGCGGCTGAAGTGCCTTCAAATATGAGAGTATATGCGGATCATCTTGCAAGACTGTCAAAGAAGTAAAAATCATAAATAAAGTATCATAACTCAAAAAAGAATAGGGAGTTACAATAATGAGTCTACATTCCGAAATCCAACAGAAGTGGAGTGCCATCCTTGAGCATGCCGCTCTGCCTCGCATCGAAAACGGCCACAAGCGCGCCGTTATCGCCCAGCTTCTAGAGAACACCGAGCGCGCTCTCATCGAAGAGGGTGCCCAAGGTGGTCAGACATCAATGCTGTCTGAGACTACAGGTTCACTTGCAACATCACTTTCTGGTGGCGTACAGAACTATGATCCAGTGCTTATCTCACTGGTTCGTCGCGCTATGCCTAACCTGATCGCTTATGACATCTGCGGCGTGCAGCCAATGACTGGTCCTACCGGCCTGATCTTTGCTCTTCGTCCTCAGTACGACAATCAGAGCGGTGCCAATGCCTTCTACAATGAAGCCAACACCGGTCAGTCAACATATGGTCGCACAAGCAACAACCAGGTCATTGGTCAAGCCAATCAGACTTGGGGTGGCATCTACGGTGTGAACACCGCCACTGTTGTTTCAGGCAACTCACAGACCTATAACTTCGCTGGTGGTGCCAACACAGCACAGGCTGAAGCTCTTGGTTCTTCAGGCAATGTTGACTTCAATCAGATGGCTTTCAGCATCGACAAGGTTACCGTGACCGCTCAGTCACGCGCCCTGAAGGCTGAATACACCATCGAACTTGCTCAGGATCTGAAGGCAATCCACGGTCTGGATGCTGAGACTGAACTCTCAACCATCCTTTCAGCCGAGATTCTCGCTGAAATCAACCGTGAAATCATTCGTACCATCAATCTAACCGCTAATCAGGGTGCTGCTGAAACCACCACTGCCGGCACTTTCGATCTTGATATCGACTCAAATGGTCGTTGGTCAGTTGAGAAGTTCAAGGGTCTGATGTTCCAGATCGAGCGTGAAGCTAACCGTATTGCCAAAGACACCCGTCGTGGTAAGGGTAATATCATGATCTGCTCTTCTGACGTTGCTTCTGCTCTTCAGATGGCTGGTGTTCTTGACTACGCTCCTGCTCTAAACAGCAACAA